TCACTCGTCACGATTCGGTCATCGTAGGGGGTGTATATATTGAAAGCCTCACCACCACTAATCACTAAGTCACCCATATCTTTCATGTGTGTTGTGATTTCACCCAGGGTTTGTAGAATTATATCACGGATGCTATCAGTGATCAACACGTACATGAGTTTTTCAAAACCCTTCGTCGAATGCTTCGTTCGAGCTTGAGTTCTAAATTTACCCAAATCCCTCTGGAGATTACGGTCAAAATACTTTTTCATCTTTGGATCCTTGAAGAGTAGATGCTCATTCAGGAATGCATCCCTAGTTGACTTTGAATAAATATGTTCGTCCATTAATATATTGGAATATAATAATATGGTATGCAACGTCATTGATGAATGTCGCTGTTATCAATTTTCCAACAACCCAAGCCAATTCTGTGGGGTGCGCCGTGGTGAGAGAGTTCTGAGATGTTCAAATGAATGTTGCTTCGGTGGGTGTGTCTCCGATGGGTCCAGACCCCCTTTCAGATACATAGATGCCCATGATGTAATAAACACAGAGCCCCTAAAGACACTGGACAAGGGTAAAGCGTTTAATTACATCTTGAGAATCTTCATATGTTTATGTTTCATCTTTCTCATAGACTTAAAGATTAGGGGGCTAAGAAAGATATAATGTCCCTCGAAAACATCCAGACCGAAATTGCTGCCCTTCGTAACGACGTGAAGAACCTGACCAAGCTTGTTCGTAAGATTAAGAACACCCAGGAGGATCCCGATGGTGAGAAGGCGAAGAAGCGCGCTGAGAACAACGGATTCAATCGCAAGCAGGAAATTACACCTAAGTTGAGGGAGTTTATCGGACTTCCCGATGGTGAGCTCATCTCCCGCTCTGAGGTGACCAAGTTCATCAACAAGTATATCACTGAAAAGGGTCTCAAGCACCCCGAAAACGGTCGTCAGATTATCCTCGACGATAAGCTTCGTGAACTCCTCTCTCCTCCCGAGGGTGTTGTCGTGACCTACCTTAACCTTCAGAAGTATCTCTCTCCTCATTACGTGAAGAAGGCTTAAAAAATAAAACCCATTACATAATAACAATATGGTGACCTTCATTGAGAAGGCACAAGTTGAAGAAGTTGTTGGTACAAAAATAAAGAACCTAGGTTTGTACCAAAAAGCCTTTACACACAAGTCTGCCCTAAAAGAGTATGAACAACTCAATGAATCTTTTGAAACTCTGGAATTTATTGGTGATTCTGTTTTAGGTTTCGTGATCACAAAGTATCTATTTGATCGTTATGAGAATAAGCAAGAAGGTTTCCTCACGAAGGCTCGAACAAAGCTCGTTCGTGGTGAAACACTGGCTCATATCGCAAATCATTTGAATCTCAACAAGTATGTCATCATGGACGAAAAGGGTATGCGGAATTCATGGAACAATAACACCAAAATCCTCGAAGATGTTTTTGAAGCACTAATTGGTGCGATTTATATGGATATTGGTCTTATCCACGCCAAAGAGTTTATCCTACGAATCTATCAAGACCCTGAAATTATCAATATGAATATGATCATGATTGATGACAATTATAAAGATCATCTCATGCGGTATTGTCAGGTGAATGGGTGGGAACTACCCGAATACAGGGTGTCTGGTCATGAAGAGGGTGTGTTCTATATTGACATTTACGTTCAAAATGTATTCTTCGCCAGGGGTATCGCGAAAAGTAAGAAGCAAGCTGAACAGAACGCAGCCCGGAGTTACTTTGAACTTTTGGGAACGTATTCGAAGTATGATTTCGCCTAAGCTGGCTTAAAAGTTAGAAATTAGTAATGTGTAATATGCACCCGAATGTTAAAGCGTTAATTGAACGAGAGTATGCCGCTCAGAAATCTGAGGAATGGCTAGCTCTCCGTGGTAAGATGCTAACTGCTAGTGATGCAGCTACAGCAATAGGTGTAAATAAATATGAGACACCCGATGGTCTTCTACTCAAAAAGTGTGGTTTGGGTGAGAAATTTACGGGGAATGCGGCGACCCGTCACGGTGAAAAATACGAAGATGAAGCTCGGATTCTCTACGAAGAGAGGCACAATGAAGTCGTCCACGAGATTGGCCTCTGTCCTCACCCGGTCGAGAAATGGCTGGGTGGGAGTCCCGACGGAGTCTCCGAATCTGGAAAACTCGTAGAGATTAAGTGCCCTCCTCAACGTAAAATCATACCCGGTGAAGTTCCGGAACACTATATGCCCCAGCTTCAACTTTGTATGGAGATTCTAGATTTGGAAGAAGCCGACTTCATTCAGTATAAACCAGCAGAGACGAACTGGCCTCTTCCGGAAGAGTTTGACGTTGTAAACGTAAAGAGGGATCGTGATTGGTGGAAAACCAATCTCCCAATTATGAGAGCATTTTGGGATAAAGTTTTATATTTTAGGGAACATTTAGATGAACTTCCTCCACCTAAGTTGAAGAAAACACGTAAAAAAAAGGAAACGGAACCAGTCAAGTGTGAAATTGAAACACTTCCCGAGGAGGACTTTTATCACGATGACTAGTCAACAATACAAGTTGGCAATAGATACGATTAAAACTCGTTTGTATATACCTTATCAACGAGATGGAGTAAAATGGATGCTTGGTATGGAAAACCAGGAATCTGGACCTAAAGGTGGTTTTTTATGTGACGAAATGGGTCTGGGTAAGACGGTGCAGTTGATTTCTACGATTCTCGGAAATCCTAAACAACGCACCTTAATCGTCGTACCCAAATCTATTATCACCCAATGGGTTGAAGAAATCAAGCGCTTCGCCCCGACTATTGAAGTTCGAGTATTCGATGGCCCCAAACGAGATCTCGATTGGGAACTTCTCACAACCCCAGGCAAATGCTCTGTTACGATCGCACCGTATACACTACTCACTGTGCACGGTGGTAAAGAGGATGCGAGAACCCCTCTACACAACTGTCGCTGGAATCGAGTCATTCTCGATGAAGCCCACGAAATCAGGAACAAACGTTCCAAGATTTTCAAGAATGTTTGCCGTCTGAAGACTACCATCAAGTGGATTGTGACGGGGACCCCAGTGTTCAACTCGATGGAAGACTTTGTGTCCCTCTGCGCGTTCTTGGGTCTTTCCAAGAATTTCGTGCAAGGAAGATCGAAGGAGATCAAGGATGTCTACATTCTCCGACGCACCAAAGAGGACCTCGTCAAGCTCAACGAACGTCTCAGACTTCCTCCATGCACGTTTGACAACGTCGAGCTTGACATGTTTGAAGAAGAAAAGTCCCTGTATGAGTTTGTATTCATGGAAGCCCAGACCATCATTCAAGACGCATTCAGGGATGCACAAACCCTAAACTCTAAAAACATGATCATCCTGGAGTGCCTTCTGAGAGCGAGGCAGTGCATGATCTGGCCCCAGATGTATCTGAACGGGGTTGCTCAAAAAAACGAGACGGAACCCACCAAGTGGACCGGGCGATCAAACAAGATGGAGACCCTGTTCAAACTACTGGCGGAACACCCCAAGGAGAAAACCCTCATATTCTGTCAGTTCAAGGGTGAGATGAACTACATTCAATCTCATTTGTCGTGCCCCGTTTTCCGAATCGATGGGTCTGTTTCCAAGGAAGTTCGTGCGCAGCAGATTGACGCGTTCAAAAAGGTGTCGTCTGGTGCGGTTTTCATCATTCAAATCAAAAGTGGTGGTCAGGGTCTCAATCTTCAAGAAGCTACAAGGGTTTACATTACAGCCCCTGCATGGAACCCAGCGACGGAACTCCAGGCGATTGGTAGAAGTCATCGTATGGGACAAACCCAACCCGTCTACGTAAAAAAGTTGGTTTACAAGGAATGCCCACGATTTGTGAGTGTCGAAGAAGAAATGATGGCCCTCCAGGGGCATAAATCTCTCTTATGTTCAGAAGTCCTGAATGATGACAGGATTAAATCACAAATCCCAGTAAACAGGACGTCAGAGAAAATTTCTATTTTGGACATTAAAAAAATTTTCCGTGCCTAATATAAATGACTGTTGGTTCCCGCGCTGAAGTTTTCCATGGTAACGCTGCTCAGACTTCCGGTGGTCTGCGTAAAAGTGATCTCAAGATGAAGGATGGCCGTATCATCTCTAAGGCGGCCAGCAAGGCGGCTAAGAAGTCCCTGAAGAAGAACCCCAAGTTCGCGGCTTTTGTCGAGCTCGCGAAGGAGAAGGCTGTCAAGAAGGACCACTTCTGCCTCGTGCCCAAGAAGGGTTCGAAGACTTACAAAAAAATAATCAAGGATAATAAGTAAGAATGACTCTCTCCAAGTGGGAAGACTCTGTGAAAGTTGCTAAAATTAAACTAGGTATAGACCCAAAGAAATTTACCAGGGTTCAGGGTAAACTGCTTAAGGAGGCACAAAAGGTTTATAGTATTATGTTGTTAAATAAGTCTAAATCTTAAATTGAAATCCCTTCAGATTCTGGGGTTCATAAACGATGAGCTGGTTAAGTTTCCACGTGCATCCAAACTTCCTGTTCAAGAAATACACACTGCCAAGTTCAACGATGGCATGTCCCGAATTTCTTGAATACAGTCCATTCTTGACAGCATCACGTAGAGGATTCTTGTCTGCATCAAAGACGTTCGCCTTGATGGTATCATCTACGGTAGTATCAACCTTGACACGAAACTTTGGTTCACGATCATTAGACTCCTTCACATTGGAATTAAACATTGGTAACAACTCTTCACGGGTCATTTTACTACCAAAGATTACCTCGCTTTGTTCAGTGACTGAGTCGATAATCACACCCTCGATAATCTTGAGAGAGTCATAAAACTTCTTCATGTAGCTATCTTCTTCATCCCAACCCTTGATGGCAAAGTCGATATTGTATTTCGTTGGGCCAATTTCAGGGACAAAGCCCGAAACACCAAAGGGCATATACATTCGTGGAAACTGAATCTTGAGAGGTGTTCCCTGCTTTGTAGAAATGACCATCCTTCGGTTATTGTACTCATTAACCTGAATATTTTCAAATGCTTTGTCCATGAGTTATATTACTACCATGAGTCAAAACTTTAAGCTGAGCAGGCGACACAGTCAGGTTCGAGACTAAACTGGATTGGACGCGCCTTAGCTTTAGAGCGGAGATAATACATTCCAGTCTTGAGACCCGCCTTCCACGCATACATGTGCATCGATGACAATTTTGAAAGTGTCGGACTCTCCATGAATAGATTCATAGATTGTGATTGATCGATAAAACGACCCCTGTCCCCTGCCATATCGATAATACATTTTTGACTAATCTCCCAAACAGTCTTGTAAAGATTTTTGATATCATCTGGGATGTCAACTATATTTTGAATAGAACCACCCGCTTTAACCATTAGATCTTTCATCTCTTTGGACCAGAGACCAACACGTTTCAGGTCATTCACCAGGTGTTTATTGACAACCACGAATTCACCGGCGAGTGTGCGACGAAGATATATATTTGTCGTGTAAGGCTCAAAGCACTCATTGTTACCTAAGATTTGAGCCGTCGACGCAGTCGGCATGGGGGCCATGAGAAGACTGTTCCTGAGACCCTTCGACTTTATACGTTCACGCATGGCATCCCAGTCGTATCTCCCGCTGAATTTTACTTCACCATCCCACATATCGGGTTGTAGGATACCCTCGGAGGCTGGAGAACCCTCGAATGATTCGTAGGATCCATCAACTTCTGCGAGTTCGGAGCTTGCTTCTAGGGCTGCGTGATACATCGTTTCAAATATGTGTGCGTTCAGGGTTCGCGAATCTTCAGAATCAAAGGGAAGACCACAAAGAATGAAAACATCAGCGAGTCCCTGAACACCGAGACCGATTGGGCGATGTTTCATGTTGGAACGACGGGCTGTCTCAACGGGGTAGAAGTTACGATCGATTACACGGTTCAAGTTCTTCGTCACAACCTTGGTCACTTCATGTAGCTTTTGGAAATCAAAAGTTTTGAGCTCCGTGTTGACATACTTGGGAAGGGCGATGGATGCGAGATTACACACAGAAGTCTCATCCTTATCAGTGTATTCCAGAATCTCTGTGCAAAGATTAGAACTCTTGATGACACCCAAGTTCTTCTGATTACTCTTCGAGTTACAGGAATCTTTGTAGAGCATGTAAGGTGTGCCAGTCTCTGTTTGACTCTTCAAAATAGCCTTCCAGATGTCAGCGGCTGGAACTGTCGCAGTGGCGAGTCCTTCTTCCTCGTATTTAGTGTATAGTTCCTCAAAATCCTTACCATAAACATCCGAGAGACCCCTGGCCTTGTCAGGGCAGAACAAAGACCAGTTCCCACTCTCCTCCACCCTCTTCATGAAGAGGTCTGGGATCCACATGGCTGTGAAGAGGTCCCGACAACGTGCCTCGTCATCACCCTGATTGAGGCGAAGTTCGAGAAAGTCCATAATGTCAGGGTGCCATGGTTCAAGGTAGACCGCGATGGACCCCTTACGCCGACCAGCTTGGTTGACATAGCGAGCAGTCGCGTTGAAAACACGGAGCATTGGAATGATTCCGTCAGATTGACCGTTTGTTCCTCTAATCCTTGACTTATTGGCTCTAATGTCGTGAATATGCATACCGATACCACCCGCCCACTTACTGATTTGAGCACATTCAGTTAGGGTCTGGTAAATGTCGTCGATGGAATCTTCCTTGTTTGCGATAAGGAAGCAGGAAGACATTTGAGGTCTCGGGGTCCCCGCGTTGAACAGAGTAGGAGTGGCATGAATGAAGAATCCCTGGGACATTTTGTCATAGGTTTCCAGGACAGATGGGATGTCTTTACCGTGAATGCCTATGGAGACACGCATAAACATGTATTGCGGTGTTTCAATCAGTTTACCACTAACTCGCTGGAGATAGCTTTTTTCGAGTGTTTTGAGTCCAAAGTATCCAAAATCAAAGTCCCGATCCGTCTTAATGTGTTCCTTCACTTGTTGTGCGACTTCGACGACTTCGTCGGTGATGATATCAAATTTTTGTAGTTTACGCATGGCGAGATGAAAGTTATTGGGACAAACCTTGTGAATGTTGCTGGCAATAATACGAGTTGCCAGGATTTCATAATCCGGGTCTGATGTAATCATACCAACACAGATCTCAGCTGACAGAATGTCGATTTCCTGGGTAGTGATGTTGTCATACATAGAAGAAAAGACCTGCTGAGCAACTTTAGAGGAATCACAGTTTTCTGAAAGTCCATATGTTAAATTCTTGATCCTATTGGTGACATTATCAAATCTCATATCCTCAATACGACCTGAGCGTTTAGTGACCCTCATATAACTATCCTTAAAATTTTATTTTTAAACTACTTCGTGCACTTCTCAAGATCAGCGCTCCTCACAGTTGCGGGACCCAATGTCTCGAACTTCCTGTCGGGTTGAGTCAGGTAAGTGTTCACATAGAAAGGACCCACCTCACCAGGCTTTGCTACAGGAGCATACGACCCGACAAAGCAGGCTGGGGGTTTGCATGGGGTCTCTTCGACACTGTCGGGTTTAGTGTCATAATCTTTAAAGTCAGCGGGACTCAGCATTTTAATATTTACGGATGTTTTTTTTTTCGTCTATTATATTAAATGTGTGACAACTTACACCTTGATTCTCTGAAGCAGTGTGAAACCCCCCTCAACAAACTGTTTTTTTCACCTTACAACAAGGATCTGATTCAACGTGGTATTCGTCAGACTTTCAAAAATAGAACAGGCATCTCCATCGACTACCAAAACCCTGATGACTTGTATGGTATCATGAGGTCTGTATTCATCAGCAATTCGGGTGATCACTACAACAACGTCAACAACCAGGTGAGAGATATGAACGTCCGTGTTATTGACACCTCACTTGGACAAATCCAAACTGGTGTGTCTCAATACATGTCTTACGCGAGTGAAATTGATACCATCAGCCAACCAATGGACAGACCAGTGAATACGAGCACAGTTGGGAAAAAATTACCCCGCAACAAGATTGGAATTAATTAAAGATTACACTCTACCATTGAGTAAGGAAATGAGTCTAAACTACTATAAATCAGAAACGGAGAAGGTGTGCAAGCAGAAGGGTTGGGATCGGGCTGCTGTAGATACAGTATGGCTTCTCTTGACAGAAGAGTTTGGTGAACTGGCTTCTGCAATTCGTCAATATAAGAAGACGTTCAAGAAGACAAATCTAAAAAAAGAGAGAGGCACCGATGTCATGATGGAGATGGGGGATGTTTTCAGTTACCTATTTCAGTTGGCTCATATGCTAAATGTTGATTTGGATAAGATGTGGAAAGAGCATCAAACCAAGATGCATGATAAAAAATATAATCTGAACTAATATCAAGAATGAGTGATTATATGCTCAGCGATAAACATTCCATGGATAAGGTGAATCCATTTGTCGTAGATGAATTCTCCCTTCCAGGAGGAATACGAGAAACAGATAGGACAGAGATTGAGGAATATTATACGAGAGATTCGATCACGAGGAAGAGACCCAGTGATAGGGAGCAGAGACTAATCGATAAGATTGGCATCCACGAAATACACAGAACCAATAAGAGTCCGTTTTGTGAGACTCATCTCTGCGATAAACAGAAGAAGCAAAACGTCATGAACAAGGTGATTCATCCCAGGCGTAACATTGATTACGGAGTTTCGTGTAAGGTGAAAAAGCCGAAAGTTGTTAGCGTGGGTGTATCCAATGCGAAGAAGCATATGGTCCCAGATGCGACAAAGGCTGCCATCGTCGTTCTAATCATTCTAATGCTAGTTTATGCATTACGGAGATGAAGTAAAATAGACGCTTTTTTGATATACACGTCTGCACGACACCAGGAATATATTTCTGGCAAAACTTAGTCACGAAATCCACTTGCCAAGCACTTCCCATATCTATGCGAGGTGGTTGAAATGTAGGATCCAGAATTTTCACAGCATTTATCAATCTCACGTAAAAGCGGGGATCATGTTCCGTGTATAGGATCTGATCCAAATACAGTTCGGCCATCCGCTGAAGGACTTCTACAGTCTTTACGACCATCACATCCAAAAACTTATAGTAATCAGTGTCACCGGTGGATTTCCAGGAAATACTATTCCAGTCCCCTATAGGTTCGGTGTTGATGAAATCAGTGTAGGTGCTATACTCCTTACGCTTGTTGTTCCACCTTTTGTAAACCATCTCGACGTAGTGTAAGTCAGAATCCACGTCATGAACAGATGTCGCAGATGAAAGCTTATTTAGAGACATGTATCATAATAGCATATCTTGTCTCTAAGTAAAAAAATATTTTGATATATAAATGGCTGGGCTCGTCATTATTGGTGCCGCTGTGTGCTGTTCAATGTGTTGTGGTTCACCATTCACGGCTTTGTACTTCGCCCCCAAAAGGAGTGATGAATTTGCCGTGAGACTCAAAAAAGTTCTACCAGACACAGCCAGTGACTTCATACCAGACAAGCCATCTGAGTGGTTGGGTTCTGAATATGAAGACGACTACGACCCTGAAAAGGATGAAGAGGACGAGTTACAAGCATTGAGGAACGAACTCTCCGCTCTTTATGGTGAAGATGAGGCAGCACAACTCATCTATGATCTAGCTGATGAGAATAAAGCTGAGGATATGGCAGCATTGATACAACTCAAGAGAGGTAAGTCTTACTTTGAAGACGAAAGATCCACACCCTGTTTCGACAATATTTATGATATGACAGCGAAAGTGGATTGTGGAAAAAGTGCACTCAAAAAATTCAAACTATCGAAATGTTCTTATGGAAAATATAAATATGACTACACATGCCTAGGTGGTCTAAACGCTAATATAGCAGATGAAACGTTCGAAACACCTGGAGTCACACCAGTGAGTCTTGGTGACAAGTTCTTGGATGTTCCTATCGATATGAGAACCATTTATAGACATAATGTCAGATGTGACCTCGGTGGGACAAGAGGCACGAATGACGCAAATATGACAGGATCCGCAGCGGGTGGTGATACACCAATAAGTCAATTTAGATATGACTACACGACTAACTGGACGAATAAACTTATGAATACTACAAAGTATTTATACAAATGCTTGGACACGATACCACGTGGTAAATGCCATAACTATCAGACACCTACCGCCACCCTCAAACCCGAACATCTCGTCACAGATGATGCGTTGGGACTTCAAAGTCATGAGATTAAATGCCCGGGAGAAACACAAGTTCTCACCAATTTCAAATTGGTGGCTGGCGGAACAGCAGCTGATGGCACAGTCATACCACCTGAGCCAGGGCTAGTGGATAACCCCAGTTACCCAGGTGAAAGTAAAAATCTTACTATGTATAGATACGATTACACGTGCTGCAACATGGAACCTGAGGCGTGTAATGAAGAAATGGAGTCACAGGGAATTTGCACAATGAACACCTAAGTTTGAGGTGTGACATTAAAAATTCAAGTCTAAAAATCATGTATTCGTCAATAGCGAATAACAGTTTCTCTTACTTACTTACCCTGGACGAGATCCGTAAAGCTTTACCAGATGATCTCCGTCCCTCATGGGTCAAGATTACTACGATCACAATGGTATCAAAATTCATGCATGCAATCGACATAAAGAAGCTTCGAGAAACGTTTGAGAGAATTGGATCCTACAAGATGACACGTCGGGGATCAAAAACGGAAGGCTTTGAGTGGAAACTCAAACCTACCACATTCTATAATCAGGTTACTCTGACCTATAATGACACTTACAGCACCAAATCTGTCAAGGTGTTTCCTAACGGAAGCATCCAGGTCGCTGGGTGTTGTGACCTATTCGACTGCAAACGCATCATCACACAACTCACACATATCCTGTCGACTTTTTTGGGGACGGAGATTAAAGTCTCGGCTGATTCGTTCAGGGTAGTCATGATTAACTCGAACTTCAGTCTCAATTACAACGTGAATCTATTGAAAGTTGCAAACTGGTTTGAGGAATACAACGACATCTTCAAAGTTTCGTTTGAACCTGACAGATACTCAGCTGTGAAGATCAAATTCAAACCTTCAGAAGACATGAAGGAAATCACAACAAGCATTTTCAGCACTGGAAAAATCATCATCACTGGAGCTGAAACCCTCAAAGAGATCGCTTTTGCTTACAATATAATTAACCAGCACATCAACGAAAATCCTGAGATTCGAGTTTCACCCACTGAGGAAACTGATGTCTTTGACATTTATCTCGGATACCGATGTGATCCCATGATCAAACAACTTCGGGAAAAGGGATTCAATTCCTGGATGCATACAATCACCAACCGCCGAATTAATTTCTAGATTTATATTAACAATATGTCTCAGAGACTTGGAATGGCGGATGGCAGGTGCTTCACTGTGAATACCTCAGCCCAATTGCTCAACAACCACATCATGAAAAACAACGGAATCACCTACGAAGATAACTACTCGTTTAGGCAGCTTCTCCAAAAGCAGGGTCCCGCTATCATGAATGCTGTGCAGGCGGAGCAGGGCACCGGCCCTTGCAACGCGTGTGACAAACCCCTCCTGAAAACACCCAACACCTACTAAGTGAGAAAAATCAATGAAAAAACTTTGGACCCATACTCTAGAATGCATACATGTTCCATATGTCTCAATGACGTCAGGGCAACGAGGGCAAATCCTCCGCTCAGATGTGGACATGTATTTCATTCCCACTGTCTAGAGGAATGGAAAAACCAAGGTAAGAACACGTGCCCAGTGTGTAGAAAAGTATTCGACGTCACTCAATACAAGGTGGTAGTGACGATTCAAAACAATGTAACAGCAGCTTCAAACTCTGTGACATTGAACGAAGAATCTATATTTAGTGTTTTAGATTTGTTTGATATCAATTTTGATATAGAAGAATTACCAGATTTAGAGAGTATTCTTGCTGACCTTGGGATGAGTCTTTCCGACTTTGATGCCTCTGTTCTTGACACAGAATGAGCTACAATATCTCTCGTAGTTCAGACCAGGATAGTTCCTTGAACACTTGCGAGGATCCTTAATGACCTTCCCTTTCGCGTCGGTTAAAAGTGGACCGGTAGCCCAGCCACGTTTATGACTAAACACATTAGCCTTGAACGTTATACGCTTACCTACCTTGAAAGCACCTCCCCTTTTAATCCTCGATTCGGGCACCTTGAAGAATGTAGCGACTGATTTAATAGTATCTCCCGGTTTGATCTTATACTCTACCATCCCATGCTGCTTGTAAAAATGAAAGTCACCCTGCCTTATATAGTTTGAGGCTCTACCAGGAGAGACAAACATCATGACTTTGAAATATCCTTTTTTGCATTTCTTCACGGCATCTGTCTTGTAAATCCTTTTTGGATTGTCGGAAATTACGCGCTTAGGAAGACTGGTGCACTGTGTATACGTGTGATTGTCGTTAGACAGGCCAGAGCGATCACCCGGTATGGATTTCTGCCACCTGTAAGCCTCGTAGTCACCCACGGCGTATGCGTAACAGTTATTGTTCCCTACACCCCTTTTGGAACCCCACCTCTTTGTCGAAAACTTACTTTCGTTTCCACTCAGGGGGAGGTTTTTCATCTATAGTTTACTAAGAAAAAAATATTTACTTTTAATAAATGATATCGGAGATTACCAAGTCTCGTAACAAGTCTGACGCCCTCATGGAGGTTCTTGTGTTTGTGCTCAACCTTCTCATCAGCACATTCATCCTCCGCCTTGTGTGGAACCGCTCCCTGGTCAAGCACATCTCCGCTCTCAAGCCCATCAAGTCTCTCGTTGATGCGTTCATTCTTTCCCTCTCCATCCAGATTGTGCGGGGTATCTAAAACTTTTTAAACCCAACAGTTCTTTCACCAGATGGGTCAACAGTGGTCGGAAAAGCCTCAACACCAGCACACTCACCCTTGTCGCAGTCGACGAAGGTGAACGGCTTCCCTGACTGTTTAAAATAATCCAACTGTTTACGAGTCCAACCACAACCCATGGTCCCGTAAACGGTAAATTTACCAGCACCACCAGACTTCTTGGGAGATTTGTTCATACAGATTTTGATAAGCACTATGGCAACGATGGCGATAACAAGTGCGAGAAGAAACATTTACTATTTGTTAAGATTTATTTTTTTGTTTGTTTTCATCACTGGTCTCTTTTTGGGCGCCTGTTTGCCTGCCTTCAAGATTGCGATTGCACGTGCTTTAGCGTTTCCCGCCTGGTTGACACGTGGTTTGGGTGCCACGAGTCTGGGTGTAACCATAGGTCTTTTAATTACATTCTTGATTAGTTTTTGAACTTGTGTCTCCCTATTTTGCCCCATAAAGAAGGGTTTAGTGAGAGCCACCTCAAAGCCGGGTAGCGCATGATTGACATTTCCCCGTAATCTGTACATCTTGATCTTTGTCGACTTCATCCCAAGGTATTCTTTTGAAAAGAGGGATTCCACATAATTCTTCACGAGTCGTTCAGTCCTGTTCGCAGGTCGCCGAGCGAGGCCATACATCGTGTTTAAGAAAAAGTGCAGATCGTAAAATTCGTTCGACTTTCTCGATATACCTATGTTCTTGTAATTGGATTCATTGACCAGGGGGTTTTTGATTCGAGGGAAAACAGAAAATCCAAAGTCAATCATGACAGCCTCGACACCACCGTTTGGGATGGAAAACTTTGTGTTTTTCACTTTAATCTGTATATCCTTCCGAGGAACGGAGCGAATCAAAACGTTTCCACTGTGGAGATCGTGGTGCCTGAACCCTGGGAACCTTTGTTTGATGCGATAGAGATTGTGTATAACTTGAGCCATGACAGACTTGACAGCCTCTAAGGATGGTTCATTTATGAACCACGTCCCAAGCTCTTCTCCGTCAATGAGTTCGGAATAGAGGATGTCCTTTTTGTCGCACGACTTGTAAAGATACATCTTTGGAACGCCAAAGTTTTCTAACTTTTGGGCGATGGTAAATTCCATCTTAGGGTTTGTTTCTAAGAGAGCCTTTTTGAATCCAGCTAAGGGGACGTTGTTAGTCTTCTCACTAAGTGAAGGTGTTCGAATCTCCTTGTAGACGATGTACTTCTTACATCCATCGTCGACACAACCCCTATACACCTTACCATACTGTCCTTCACCAATCTTCACAGCTCCTTTCGTGATTGAACCATTCTTCTTCTTCAAGGACAGATGTGACGTAGGGTCACAAGCTTTCTTCCCCCTGAGCAGTTTTTTAAGTTGTGTGTTCATCTGGTATTATCCTACATTTTGTTTTCAATTTGTCAACTAGTTGTAGTTGAAAAAATGAAAGTTTACTGAATCACACATTTACCAACCTCGACACCCCTGTCCTCTTTGAATCCATTGGCGATGTTGGTATCCTTCTCGTAAAGTTCGTTGTAAAACATCTTGTCATACGTGAACTCCGATACTGGAGACTTGATCAGGTGCTGATCATATATCACCACGTCATTATCAAGGATTTGCTTAACGACGAAATCTTCTTCCTCGATGTATACGATTTTTAGATTTGTTTTGGGTTTGTAGAAGTTTTTCATTTTTATAAGTCTCGATAATTTTTTTACTGATCTTCATCCACATCATCGTCAATGTCGTCAACCTCCTCCTCTTCAGCATCTGGTAGGGTGACACCCTTGAAGGCGAAAGAAGGCAGCTTGGCAGACTGCTCAAAGAGAGCCTGCTGAAGGCGGATAGTCACACCAAACTTGTTGTCAATGAACCAAATCTGGTTGAGATCGATGATGGCCATAGCCTTCTGCCCCTTCTCGATAGTATCGAGAGCAACCTGCTCCTTCTGCATGGAGTAGCACTCAGGGACGAAAGACCCATCAGGCTTTGTCAGAACCTTCAGCTTGATAGTGGGTGCATACTGCTCCTTACCGGGCTTCACGATGGGCTTGTAAAGAGCTTCCTTGAGGACAGCCACGTTGAATTCCTTCCCGAGCCACTCCTTAGAGTTCTTGGCAACTTCATTGACAATCTTCTCAT